TCTGTTCTCCATTTAACATATGGTCAAATGCTTTTGGGTATAATGAACAAGGTATATTGTTAAATGTATGAGCTACAGTTGAAACACCAGCTTTTGTTACTTCGTAGAATATTGAAAACTTTTGAATTGATTTGCCTGTTGGATAGAAGTTACCACCATTATGAAACTGAGATATCCAAACTCTATCACATTTAAATTCATCTCTCATTTCTTCTAACTCATCAGTAATTAAATTTGAATCAGTTATGGTTTCTTTTACTTTATCTCTACCCTTATCTCTTTGTTTTGCTAGGTGATTATTTATAAGGAAATATGCTATCGGTCCAACAACCCCAGTTAAAAATGCTGCAATAATTTCCATAATCTATAGTTCTTTAGTATCTAATTTTGCGTTTCTATACAAACCTGCCACTTTATCATCTAACTCTTTTGTGTATCTCTTTTTTAGTATAGTCAATTTCCTAAGAACATCTTTGGATTTTTTTTCTGCGTTTACATCTTTACCTCTAACTTTAAGATAGTTTTCTAATTCTTTTTTTAAGGCATCTACAGTTTTCTGAAAATCTTTCTGAATAGTTTTGATTCCTCTTGCCTCTTTAAGAATCATATCTTTAAGTTCTGTTATTGTTACCTTCATTTTTTCTTTTTTAGTCTAATAAATATCCATATGGAGTTGATGTTATATCTCGTCCTATTGGAAAGTTTTCTAATCTCATTGATACTGTCATAGTTCTTTGAATATAAGGATTGTAAAACTCACCTTCAGCAGTTAAACAAATTAAACCAGTATGTGCTCCACCTAATTGACCAGCATCTTGTACGATTACCTCATTCCAAACTACATATTCATCATTACCTGGTATTTCTACTCCAGCATATTTGTTATCAGGATTTTGCCAAGTATAAGTTCCTATATCTAATAGTTCTCCATCATCGTTTGCATCTGAATCTAAACAATATAATGCAAAGTGTTGTCTATCTAATCTTGGGTCTCCATCATCTACTTGAAGGTAAAGGATAAATATCTTTCTTAGTTTATTATCTACCCATTTTTCACCACCGAATGAAGTTATTTTAGCGTATCTATCATTTGGGTCAAATGTTTCACCATCTAAGGATATTTCAAAAACTTCTTCTAATACAACTACTTCTTCATCTTTAGAACACCCAAGTAGCATCATTAATATGATTCCCATTAGAATACCTTTACTCCAAGATAACCATGCTAAACCATACATTTCTATATTAAGTTTTTTCATATAACTTTTCATTATTCCTTTATGCCAATTTATAAATCCTTCCATTGTAAATTCTAAACCTCCTAAAATTTATCAGCAGTTTTTACTTCTTCAACTGCTTCTTGTAACTCATCTAAGTCAACAGGACATTCTAAATCAAGTCCAGCTTTCCAAGTATCTTCCTTTATACCTTTATTAAATAGAATAATGGTCGGTGCCATTCTAATTCTATACTTTTTTTTCATTTCAGGAGAACTACCTACATCTATTCTGAAATATTTTACTCCCTCAACCTTATTCCAATCTGCAAATGCGTTTGCTTCATTGAATTTTGCCCAAAACTCTACAACAACTATATTTTGGTCATCATCACCAAAAGCGTGTTTTTCGTTTATTTTACTTTCAAAGTTTGAATCATCTATAAACTCCTGTCCAAAACTCTGAAAGGAAATCATAATCAATATAATGCTTATGAATAACTGCTTCATAATACCTTTCTTTTATTAGCGCTCCTTTTGTAGCTCGTATAACCTTTCGTCAATCTTCTCCAGCTCTTCCAATATCTTATCAACATCATCTTGTGTATCCATAATGGTTTGTCTGATAAGTTCATCTTTTAAATCATACTCGGTTCTATCAATAGGTGGGTGTGGTAATTTCTTTGCTTCTTCTATATCACCCTGTAAAGTAAACCACATACCTATTACAGTAGCTACTGTAAACAGAATGATTCCTATTGTCTTGAGGTCTAATGTTACCTGTGTACCTTCACCTATTTGTTTTGCCATCTCTATCTAAACGTATAATTTATTCCAAATGTTGAATTAAAAATCCTAGTATCCCAAAACTTTGTATATTCTCCATCTATAAACAATCCTAAATTTTTTCCAATCTTCCATCCAAAGTTAAGTCCAAATTGGTAATCTTCCCATTGGTTAGGTTCGGCATCTTGTCTTAATCCACCTTTTCCCCAGTTATCACGATTCAGATATGAGAAGTCCTCATCACCTTTAACATATTTGTGGTATCCTGGTAGCCAGTTTGCGTACGCATGTAACCAAAAGTTATTTTTGTAGTGATAAAAATCAGTTCCTATTACAGGTGATATTACCATAAACGGGTCTAATAAATCCCACTGCTCATTGTTATACCTGTTCATTAAGTCACCAAATACACCATTTCTAAAATCTATATCCGAGTATGCAACTATTGCTCCATCTTCATCTTTCCAAATCCAATCTGTTCTTTGTTCACCCGTTTCTTCATCTGTATAAGTTGTTAAGTGGTCTGAATAGCCGTATTCATATCCTAATGAGTACCAAGGGTTTAATGGGTATTCAAATGGTTGACCTGTACTTGGGTCTATAATTGGATTACCATTACCATCCATAGCGATTTCAGTTTCATTTAACCAAATCTCTACAGGATTGTATCCATATGCGGTTTCATGTGTTCTAGCCATAACACCAGCTGATATTGAGAATTTTTTACCGATTGGTAATCTTCCTCTTACTTCTGCTGATTGATATTTGAATCCAACATTACCTTGCTCTCTAGCTTCTACTTTAACGATGTGATATTTTCCTGTATGTCTAAGGAAGTATCTTGTATTATTAAATACTTCATCTCTTAATCTTTGTTTTTCCCAATGGATTAAGTATTCAAATCCTTTTACTGCTGAAGTTGGTGCTGATAGTGCACCTTGCTTTTCTCTTAATGCGTTACCTGTCCAAAAGTTACCTGGCTTTACCTCGTAATCAAATCTTGCTAGCTTTCTGATACCGAATCCGATTCTATAATCAAAATCGTAGTATTCAGTTGCATCTATTACTCTTGGTATAGCGTACAAATCACCATCCTCTGGTCTTGCTACAAAGTAATCTTTTCTTGAGTTTTCATATGCATTTGAGATGTCTCCAGCTGCATAAACTGTTCCATACTTTAAAAAGTCTTTATATACTTCTTTAAAGAAGGATTGAGCATTAACCGTACTGAAAGTAAGGAACGCTACTAATACAAATAATAGTTTTTTCATATTTACCTTTCTTTTATATACCTATTTTTCAGATATGTATTCCTATATAAGTATAAACAAATAAGTAAATAACTAAAATTTTTGTTCTATTTCTGATTTTATATATTTGTAAAGCTTTCTTCCAAGCTTTTCACCGAATTTGGAATCGGTTGGATAATGTGCTCTAGCTATATTTCTACTATCAGAAATATCTTTAGCCGCTCTTAAAAACTCAGTAGATAACTTAGCTTTATCAAATTTATCAGCTAAATACAATCCAACCAAATACCCTTGTGTGGAGTGACCTGATGGATATGATGGAGTTTTCATTGAAGATAATATAACTTCTGCTAATTTCATATTATACTCTTTAGCTAATATACCTGGTCTTGGTCTATTATGATGATATTTTAAGTCTAATATGATTCCAGCTGAATCATCTAATATTTGTTTAACCATTTCTTTTGGGAAATCAATACTATGCTTTTCACAAACAGATTCGAATACATCTTCTATTTCATCCATTTCTTTTACAAAATCTTTATCTTCCTCTAAAGTTTGTAAGTATCTTAGTTCATTATATGTTTGTAGTGATTCATTTTTTGGTGGTTGTTCTTCTTTGAAATCATCATAATTAAAATCTTTAAACATACCTTTTTGTACTTTTTTGATTTTTTTGGCATGTTTGGATTTCACTTTATCAGAGTGTTTTAAATCCTTTATCTTTAATATGTTTTCAAATGTATATACGAACATAACTATAAATATTACTTTTTAAAGTAATTCCATAAATCTATAGCTTTTGAAGTAATTTGTTCGGTTGCTTTACCTATATGTTTAGATACCTTTTTAGCCATAGGTTTTGGTATGTATTTTTCCAGTTTGTTTTTGGATTTCTTTTTAGCTACAAACCCAGCTCCTTTTTCAATAAGTTTTTCTTTTAGGTTTCCCACAATTAACCTTTCTTCCAACCACCACCAGCTGCTTTGTATTTCTTTGCTGCCCATCCATTTGCGTATGCTGATGGGTAAACATCAAATTTCTTTTTAGCTTGTGCTTTATAGTATGCCCATTTAGATGGGTTCGTAGGAACATTCTTTTCTAAGAATAGGTTTAATTTTTCACCTAACATTATTTCTTTCAGTTTCATACTTTCTGCCTTTGTTTTTACCATAATTGGTTTTCTTCCTTGTCCTGGTTGTTTCTTACCACCTCTACCAGCTTTGTTTTGTGCTGCTCGTTTTCTACGAGTTGCTGATTCTTTTTCTTTCTTACTCATAGATGCGGCTTTCTTAGCAGGAACACATTTAGCGTATGCTCTCTTTTTCCCACTCGTACCACACTCAGGATGTTTTCCACTCTTATCCTTCTTTCCAATGTTCACCCATTTCTGTTTGAACCACTTATTTAAATCTTCATGTACTTTATCCATATAATATAAATATAAAGATTTACATTTCTAAACCTCTTCGGATTAATTCTTTTTTAATAACTGATTTCTTCTTGGAATAAGATGGGTTGGTATATAGTTTTTTTAATTCTTCAGTAGATGTATTACTTACCGTATAATGTTTCCAAATCCATTTATTAGTCATTCTACCACGAGAGTCTCTAATATAATCTTTTGAACTTGGTTTTATTTTTACGGGCATTTAATTTACTTCCTCAATTTATTTAATCTATATGGATATAAATATATAAAAAGTCAGTAAACAATATTATTTTGATAATCCGTAATCACTTACTTTTTGGAACAACCAAGCTTCACCTGGTCCTTTTGCTGAATCTGGTTTCATAACTATCAGTTGCATTCCTTTAAGATAGAATAATAAGTTGTAGCTTTCATTTACTTTTTCTACATATAAAAACTTATCTTCAACTGTAAATTTACCTTCTGCAACTTCTTTACCATCTTCTGTACTGGACATTCTGTAGAAGGTATCTATATCCCCTTCATAGTTCATATATAAAAGTGATGTACCATCCCAACTTTGCCAAGTCCCATATATGTTTTCGTTACTCGTAGCCATACCTGCTCTTTTTTCTTGTGCAATTGAGAATGTTGATGTTACTAATAGTAACAAAATAATAAATAGTTTTTTCATTTTTTGATTTGATTTAGATTTGTTAATCATTATTAAATATATTGTTTTTTTGGTTTTAGCTTAGTTTTTATGACCATTTTTTAACTTCAGATTGAAATCCAATTTCAGCTTGTTTTTTGAACTCTTCTCTTCTATCAATATTAGCTATATTTGTACTAATATGGTCATTGTTTCTGTATCTATAATTCTCACAAACAACTAAGTTTCTTATCTTAAATTGTTTACCTTCTTGGTTATGTTCACACCACCACATTATGTATGTATCTTCTAGTCCATAATGTCCTAATGTATCAGGTATAGTTACATCATCTAATAACTTTTTTGATATACAAGTAAACCAACCTCCAGCAAACTTCATAGTTGGTTGATTTGGTATATTATTGTAAACTGTTTCAATTGATATATCTCCCTTAATACCTGAATCTTTGTATGGATTGTTTGTTTTTTGATAATTGATTGGTTTATTTAGGAAATTATAATTAACTAAACAATCCCAAGTATTATCCCATACTTTAACAATTTCAGGCGTTACGATTGAATATGGATATTGTTCATCTATAGATTTAATTGAGTTATCTATATGAGCTAATGTTCTTTCATCAAATATTATATCTGTATCTAACCAAATATGATAATCTACATTTTTATGTTCTATCCAAGTTTTTCTTCTCTTAGATACACACCCCAAAACCTCATCCTTTTCTTCAATTCTAAAGAATTTGTTTTCTACTGGGATACAATCAAAATTAGCTCTAAGTTTATCAAACTTTTTGAAGAAGTATTCCATAGGAATTTTACTAGCTTTCCATAGGTTTAGTTCACCACTCAATCCTAATGTAATATCTACATAAAAATTACTACCATCAACATATTCAAATGCCTTATGTAATTGATTCAGAGTATTCTCTAAATCATCTATTTCATGTGGTAAACAAAATATAGATATACAATACTTCATTATTTGTATTTATTGTAAATAAATTCTTTAAATTCTGGTATTCTATCGTACTGATGAACTAAACAAAATGGTTCACCTTCTTGATTCTTTACAATATAATTTTCATCTACAATTGGTGTTGGTTCTAATAAAACATCTTTGAACTCATCTTTCTTTACTAACACAGTTCCTAATTGTGTAACAAATCCCTCTTCTTGATTTACCTTTTGTACACTATCTCCAATTGGATTTAAATTAATTAATACATTGTATGCAGCTTGGTCAGATAATTGTTCAGGATTAGCAGTAGTCATACTCCATCTATAAATGTTTATAAATAAATCTTTAAGATAATCCGAATCACCAACTATAGTACCTGCACAATAAGATACTTTATTTTGTAACCATTCCCATTCCAATGGAAACGATGTTCCACTATTTACACAAGCCCAAGGGTCATCTTTCATTGTAATACACTCAGAAAATGCTAATAGTGGTTCATCCATATTTAACTCAATCCAATCTGTTGGGTCTTTCTGAAAAATTACATCTTTAACATCACACCAAATTACATCTTCATTTGGATATTGTTCTAATAGTTTGTAGATATCTCTAAATCTCTGTAAGATTATATGTTGTTGTAATTGGTTTTGATACAAATCCCATCCTTTTGATTTAAGATAGTCAATTGTTTCTTGTGGTACTTCATATACCATCATTACTTTTTTACCCTTATACCCAGTTTGTTCAATTGATTCAACAAATGGTTTTATATCTTCGGGTTTATATTTTGTAATACATCCTAATATTATCATAGTATAACTAAATTTGGGTCTTTACATCCAGTTAATATTTCGTATCCATAGAATTCGGGAACTTCCCATAATTCACATAATTGTTCATTTTGAATGATTTCATATCCACCTAACATCATAATGTATTGGAACATAAAATCTTGCCATCCAAATATTTTATTTATTTTACAAAAATCATCATAAACCTCTGTAAAACTTTCTAATACTCTTTCGTAACTATCAATGTATTGTTTTCTGTTAAATATAGTTCCTCCACCACTAGCATAACCGGGACAATTATCAACCCCACCAACCTTCTTAGAAAAATCTAAGAACTGCCAAGGAATATGATTTGCTCTCATTCTACCAGTTGGTGATGGTGAGGTAGGGTGTATAGCCATAGAAAACTCAGTATCTAATATCGAAATATTTTTCAATACAAAATCATCTTCTTCAAATAACATCATATATTTCGAATCAGTTTTCTTACATGCAGCATAAACACCTCTCAACCATTCTAATGCTTTCTCTTTAGTCCAATGTTCATATCCTATATCTCTATCACCAAAGTTTCCACAATATCCTAATTGGAAATTGTTACGAGTAACAGTAGCTCCTAACTCTTCACCAACTTTTGTATATCCTTCTACATCACCTTCATAATCTACATTAATAAAAAGGTCTGAATCAGAATAAAACTTACGAAGAGTTTGCATAGATTTCTTTCCAGCTTCTACTTCTCTCCATGCCCACCAATAACCACTTATTAATTTACTCATATTTTTTCGAAGTATCCTCCAACTTTAAATTTAACATTAGCAGTAACACTACCTTCTTCTGATGTTTTGAAGTTATCAGGATGTACTATCCTAAAATCAATTGAACATCTACTATCTTTTTCTATATTAGTTTGATTACCATGCAAAAGATTAGGTCCACTAAATACTAATATCTCTCCATAGTTTACATCGTAACCTTTGAAATCTTCTTTTCCTTCTTCTGATTCCATCCATATAGTATTAGTTCCATATGCATCGGTAAATGGTAACCATAAGTTAATCTCATCTACTCCGTGATTGTAATCTCTATCTCTATGCCACTCACCAACTCCTAAGTTATCAACTTGATGAACTCTAAATGTAGGAATCTTTTGATAAATGATTTCATTATATGCATCTAAATCAAATACAGGTACACCTTCAAGGTGTATATACTGAGGTTTTACAAACTCTTCTATAAATGTTTTATACAATGGATAAAACTCTGTTTCGAATTTATCATAGTAAGTTTTGTGCCACATTGTAGCTTGGTCTGTAGGTTCAGTATATCTCTCATACTTCTTAACTTCATGTAAGTTTTCCAAACTATTTTCACCTAAGATTTCTTTAATCAAAGGTCTGAATGGATAAGCTGAAGTATCGTATTTAATTTTATGTGTTTTTATCATTCTGTTCTTTCTAATTTATATAAAGTGTTATCTACTGCTGATTTAAATTCCTTATCTAACCATACAACATTATCTTCACCAACTTGATTTACCATTGGTAAGTATAAGTTATGCATTCCAGAGTTTACCCCATGTGGAGGATTTGTTTCCATCTCAACTACTGCATCAAAAAATGATTCCAACATATTATAAGGAAAAACTATAAATGTATCATTTACTATAGGTAAATCTGTAAACTCGGGTTCTCTCCAAAGAAAACTACATTTTTTGAAATCATAATTATATTCTTTAAATGGATTTTTAAAAAAGTTTATATCGTATCTAGTTGATATAACTAAATCTAAATCTTCATTGTATAGTTGTTGTAAACTATTGAGATAAGAAACAGTCATTATCTTCATACCATTACCCATTCTATCACCACCACCTAATTTATTATAATCTGGCTCTACAAAAGTATGTTTAATAGCTGGTGAATAATCTTTTACTATTTTATCTTGCTTTTCATTACTATAACTAAAGAGGTAAAACTTAACTTCATGTCCATCTTCTTTCAACGGATTTACTACATTCTTATAAAAGTTTTGTATAGAGTTTTCATAATCTCTCAATCTACCACCCTCTACAGCGTTATTATAAGATACACCAACTAAATTAATTCCTATTTTCATAAACCATTTTTAAATATTTTCTATCTCTAATAAATTGTACTTCACCAGTTTCTTTAAATCCCAATTCTTCGTAAAGTTTCTTTGCATGATTATCTTCAAATACATCTAACTCAGCATAATCAATGAGTTTTAAGTATGTTTTATATGCCAATCGTGCATATCCCATCCTACGAAAATCAGGATGTACATCAACACCTATAGTATCACCATCTATTCTCATATAACCAACTCTTTTTAAATTATGATTTAGAATAAGTAACCAATCTGGTTTTACATTTCTAAACCATTGTTTACAATCTTCTAAAGTAAAGTAAGAATCGTTTTTTAATTGAGAACGAGTTGATTCATCATTTCTAACTTCAACTAAAAATGGTAAATCACTTTCTTCTAATGGTATTAATTCTATTTCCATTTTCTAATACAATCTACAATGTATTCTCTTTGTTCATTAGTTACCCACCAACCAACTGGTATTGATACTACATTACCAATTGTTTTATCTAAATTAGGTAACTTAGTTTTAAACTCAGCCATACAACTATGTTTATCATT